TCGCGTTTTTAACTTGGGCGGATGGCATTGGCTTAAGTTTTTATTTAAAATTGAAATTAAAATTAAAAAACAAAGATTATAAACACACAATGTCTACTCCAGCGACAAGAGAGCAAGTATTAGCCGAAGTCGAGACTGCGCCGTCGACAGTACAAAATGCTTTTTGGGAAATCATTGAACTCAGAAACACCTTGGATAACCTAAATTTAGATGTAATAATAAGTTTAGGATACTTGAAACTTGCGCTAGGAGAAGAATTTAATCCCTCTATTTCCACTTATACGCAAACCATTAAAAAAGCGCAAGACCATTTTTCAGAACAAGGTGAGTTATGGAGCGGAGATGGTGACAACCTATTACTAGCTGACGACGAAATCGATCTTTTGACGATTAGGAAGAAGATTTCCCAAAGAACAAAACAGCGAGATATGATTACATCCTTTTTGTCCAAAGCCTTAGGAAACAAGTTCGCCCCGCCTCCCAACTTTACATCTTTTATGCTCTACGAAGTAATTAACAAGTGGGGGGGCACTACTGATGATAAGGAAACCGAACACCTCTACCAAGAATTGCTTAAAAAATCCTAATTAAAACGATTATTTTTATTTCAGCTCTTCTCCTAAAAGAGCTGAAATGCCCCAAGTAAGGACTTGTTCTAAATGCGGTAACTCAAAATTTTGGAGTACTTATGGGTTAATTCGGCATTACGAAACGTGCAAACCACGCGGAGCCTCAGGACCCATAAAAAGACCCAATTAAAATAGCGGTGGCGATTCCGACTGAAATAACAACGAGTATAGTTCCTACAGCAATATAAGTATGGCTAATTACGATTTCTTGGCGAACGAAAGTAGTATCTTGTTTAGTACGCAACCGGCTAATCCGTTTCGCGTACACGACCAGCGACTGGACGGCCAACACGGCGGACATGATAATAATAGAAATAGCGAAAATTCCGGCAAGACGCCGGTCCATTTCGAGAGTTTTACGCCGGGTCATGTGGTAAAAAAGAAGGGAGACGGTCATCAAGACAAAGGAGACGCTAGTCCAGTTCGCGAGTAAAAGTTCGGGGTTGTAGACGCCCCCTTCTTCGTTGACTAATTTCGAGTCGCTCATGTTTTATTTTAATATACATAGATTTATTTTAATTCTTTGAGTTTGCGTTTCCTTCTCCATTCTTTATTATACGCTCGGCGGTGCTCCACGTTATTTTGCCGCCATTTTTTATGGCGGAGTTTTTGGGCTTCATGCGTCTTTTGCCAGTATTTTTTATTGTATAAGGTGATTTGTTTCCGATTCGCCGTCCGCCGCAGCTGCAAACATTTTTTGCAGGTTGGCCGGAGCTTGTCCCACGTCGCTTTGCAAGGGTTGAACTCGGTCAGCGGTAAATACTCCCGACAAACACAACACCGTTTTTTTTCTTCATCGTCTATAAAAATATGTTCTATCCGTTTTGTCATCGTACATTTGGTACGCGGTCTTTTAAAATAAACGGGGCGGGGCGGGGGCGGATTACTGGGATACAGCTACTTGTTGGCACACTGGACACAACAGAGGAGTGTCTTTAGCGTTGGGGCGATTAATCGCGTAGGACTCCAAGCACGAAAAGTGATACGCATGGACACACGCGAGGACGGCAAGTTCAAGGTTTTCGTCCTCGCCAAATTCCTCGCAGCATATGGGACACACCGTTCGCCCCGACCCAGTAGTCCTGAGTTCGTTTTCCAGGTCCGAGGTGAAATAGTATCGCGTCATCTCAAGACGACGGGGAGGTCTCTCCTCCTCTTGCTGAATAATCCTTAGGCGACTGCGGTGATGCGCGATTTTGATGGCCACACTTGAACAGGTAAGGCAGCAGACAAACAATGAAGTAGTAATTCCCATTTAAAAAACTGAACCGAAAAAAGTTAGCTATTTAAAATATGAAAAAGTAAAGATGCCACCTCGTTTCGTCTGGACCGAATATAAACGACGGAAGATTATCCAACGCGGTTCTTTCGCGACCATCTACAAAGCCACCCGTTTGGGGACCTCTGCGCAGAAGCCGGATGTGGTGGCCATTAAAATCGCGACGCCCCTAAAAAAGGGGGCGCGGAGCCCCAACAACTCTCCCGAGGTGGAAGCGTCGTTTCTCCGCGCTCTGGCCCACCCCCATACAATCGCTCTTCTCGACACGATTCCGGATCCCCAAGGGGCACCTGCGCTCGTTTTGGAGTATTGTCCGACGGATTTATTCTCTCTCCTCGTCCGGACCGACGGCCGGCTTCCCATCCGCGCTTATTTGAAACAGCTCCTGACAGGCGTGGCCCATTTCCATGCCCACAATACAGTACATTGCGACTTGAAACCGGAAAATATCCTCATCAACCGGAAAGGGGTGCTTAAAATATGCGACTTTGGGTTTGCCGAAACTATTTCGTCTAACTCTTTATTTAAAGGAACACGCGAGTATCTCGCGCCCGAGTACGTATGGGACGAGGCCCTCCCCCATTCTCCCCCTACCGATATATGGAGCGTAGGATGTATATTCTACATGCTCCTCACGCAAGAATCGCTGCCCTTCGCTTCGCTTACCCAGACAAACCTCTTGTCGGACAAAAAAGACATGCTTCGGTATACCTTGGAAAGCATTTTTGTTTTTCTTGACCCGTTTCCAGTTCAACCCTCCGGAATTAAGCCCTATCCGGCCGACTTGATGTCGCGTCCCCGCGCGTTCAAATTTTTTTCTTCAAGACGCCCTTCTTGGAAGCATAAACTGTCGGGCCGGGGAGTTTCGTCCAGTGCCATCGACCTCCTAGCTCAATTCTGGGAAATATGTCCAAGCCGCCGCATAGTAGCCGCAAAAGCTCTCACACACCCCTTTTTTTTTTCATAAAAATTATTAATAGTCCGGCGAAAAAAATGCCGATTCCGCTAAAAAATAGCCAATGAAACCAATTAAGGCTGTTCGAGGGGGGAAGGGGGAGCGTGTTAGAGGGGACCAAGGTGCAGGGGAATTTTTTCCCGTAAGTTCCTAAACCGAAGAACATTTCCATAGAGGTTTCCAGTTGCTTCAAGATTCCCTTTTTGTGTTGTGGCAGATGTTGATGGGTAACGATACAGGTGTCTAGCGATTCTTTCCCATAGGACCGGTTAATAAAGCCCTCTGGATCGTTGGGGCACGGGACCCAAAGGTCTTTCAACTTCATTAACTGCAAGGGGTATAATTCGCTCACTTTAAACACGTTTCGGTGATACCAGCTTTTCGGGACAAATCCCTTCGGAGGCATTCGGTAGGTATGGCCCTTGTACTCAAAAGGAAACAGGTCGATAAAAATATGCGGGGTCTTGAGGTATCGGAATTTTAATACTTTCCATTTTTTTCCGTGTTCCCAAGGATGGCCTTGGTTGTGAATCTCGATTCCTGTCGGGTTGAGGATTATATTAAGATTCATGAGTCGTTCGTAATCGGAAAAATTGACGGCCATGTCGATATCGTCGTCCCACAAGATATAATCGTGGTTGCGGACAATTCCAAGAAGCGTTCCCGACATGGCCATGGTAAAAATATTATATTTCTTGAAAAGTTCTAAAAGAATAGTAAAAAGCTCGTGGAGTTGAGCCATGTGCTTACGTGGGGTTATCAATCTTCGAATATCCGTTTTAATTTTAGCGCTCATGTTTATTTATATATATATATAAATGGCGGGGAAAAAATTTAAAACCGTAATCACATTCGGAACTTTCGACTTGTTCCACGTTGGCCATCTGCGCCTCTTAAAGAGGGCAAAAGACCTTGGTGGACGATTAGTAGTAGGAGTCTCGTCGGACACTCTTAATGTGACAAAGAAGACTAAACGGCCGATTATTCCTCAAAATTATCGGATGGAAATCATCAAAGGGGTTTCGGGGGTGGATGAGGTCTTCTTAGAAGAATCTTTGGAACTTAAACCCTCCTATATTCAACACTACAACGCAGATGTTTTAGTTATGGGCGATGATTGGGAAGGTAAATTCAATGACTTAGATAGGTTTTGCGAAGTCGTTTATTTGAAACGGACTGAAAATATTTCGACTTCGTATCTTTTGGATTACATTGTCAATCAGTAAGTGTCTTTTGAGTTTCATGTCTGGATAAGCGACATGAAACATGTTCGGTGGTCCTTTTTATCCTTCCTCGTTTTCTTCGCAATATGGGCAGATGGCCAACCGCAAATAGTTGTAATGGCAACATTTTGGACACAACTCGGCTTCACAAAATTCGCAATTTTTGAGGTCTTCGATCAGGGTGGGGCTCTTGCAGTTTTCGCAGGTAAAACATCGTTTCAAGCTGTACGGCATTTTTCCTTTTCCCTTTTTCGTTTTTCTTTCTCTTTCATTTTTTAAAGAACTTCTACGTAGTCTTTATTATATCGCTCTTTTCCCCAGTCTTTGTATTCCTTGCACCCGAAAGTCCACGGTGGTAATACTTCGGTTTTGTAGTAGAAAATACAATCTTCCAGTAAGTTGGACTGCGACCGTTTCTTGAAAATAATACAACTAAACTCACCCGTCAGTTCGTCCATTAAGTCGCAGAAACGGTCGTAGCTTCCGGCGAGGCCCCCGAAATTATCATAAAGCTTTTTCCGTTCGACTTCTTCGGGTTCTCGGAAAAGGGCGACGTAACTTACACTTTTTCGCATATCGGGGGGGAAGTCGATGGCGTATTGAAGGCCCACGAGCAGCATTTGGGCGTAGTGCTGGGATCCTAATTTGAATAGACTTCGCATCGTCTTGGTTTTAAACGATTTCACATCGTCTCCTGCGTCGTCGATAATGTTTATCGCGTAGTTTCCTACATATTTTTCGCCGTTGTCTAGAATGCATTTTCTTTGGCGCCGGATATGCGCTATTTCGTCGGCTTCGTTGTAATTGAGCGTTACGTACAAATTGCCGAAAATTTGGCAGAATTTCTTATACGTGGTCGGAGTCCCGACAAACGCTCGGGCTACGGGGTATTTGTGTCTGTTGTAGTAGCAAATATTCTCGATTAATGTGGTTTTCCCTGATGCCGGAGGTCCTACCATAATCCAAGTACAACTCGGTTCCATGCTTTGGATGTCGAATTCTTTGATTTTGATGTCTTCCATTGTTACTTCCCAGAGAAGAATTCTTAACAAGTTTTTTTATTTTTGGAAAAATGAAAATGTTTGGGTGGGGCTTAAGTTAAGTATATCTACACCATGATGGAAGTTTTTATCTCCTACCATACCATTATGGGTGATACATGTTCTGCCGACACGGGTTGGGATGTTAAAACTAAAATATACGCTAAAGTAGGAATCCCTGGACGACAGTCGCACCGTCGGTTTCTATCCAAGACTCTACTCTTTTTTCATTTTGGGGTGAAAAATGAAAGTCTAAATTAGAAAGTTCTTATAAAGAACCAATGGGGTCATCCGGTGAGACTTGGACGTGGTATTGCCAAAATCAGCTGTTTTATCGACCTTTTCATACAAGAACTATTTTCAAGCGATGTCCCGCTACATGGAAACCTTTGGTCGGTCAAGGCTCTTCGAAATATTTAAATCGCACTAGACGGTTGAGTCTACCCAACCGGTTTAGAGGGGTTCGGCTTCGTCGGCTTCGTCGGCTTCGTCGGCTTTAAGGTCTACATAGTCCATTACCGATGCGGCGGAGTAGTCGTTTCGCAGTTCTCGGGCTTCGATGTCGTCGAGGGTGTTGAGCGAGTCGAGAGAGGGGTCGTTTGCTTCTTTCCATCGCCATGTCCGGGCGACGGGGGAATGGCCTCGCAAATCTGGACTCAACAGTCCTGTTCCTTTTACGTCTGGGCCGTCGACCATTAGCATGGGCGGGACACACAGCCCGTTCATTACACATTTTCCGGCGTCGCCGTTTGGGAGAGTACAAAACCGACGAGAGTCCCAGCGACAATAGTTGTTATAAGCGCCATACGACTCTTTGGCTCCGCATGATAATTTACAGACCGTGCTTGAATATAAGAGAACTAGACCGATTAGTATTAAAACAATCACCAATGTAATATCGCACATTTCTCTTTATTTAGAGTTATAGTTTTTTTTCTTGATTTTTTGTTTAATATTTTAAATGAGAATGGCCAAATATGGGTCGTGCGATCCAAGTTACTGGTAGCCCTTCGAAATAAAAGTTGAACCCTCTCCTGCAAGGTCCTGAAACACAAATTGCGTCGCTGAAGAGAGATTTTGGGAAAGACGGCTAGTCGAAAGATGGGGCCCTGAATTCGAAGGTTTACAGTTTTTAAGATTAGGAAATATTTTGATACACATATATAATGGGAGAACAATTTGTGATAGCGCCTTATGCGACATTTGAATCTGAAGCTGAAGATGACGAGACTCGAATAAAAGCCCTAGAAGCCGCCAAAACAAAGGATAGCGACCTACACAAGGCCTTGAAGTTGGGAAAAGAATCTGAGAAATTATTGCTACGACAACTCCTACTCCAGAAGAAAAACAGAAAAAAAGAAAAAAAGACAAAGGAGCTAGACGGAGACGAAAATCAGATACTAACAGACGATATAGAGGCTGAGAAGCTATTCGAGTGGCTGAAAACTAAGGACGTGACCCAAGAGCGTTCCACTTACAAAGATGGCGATAGTTGGAACATGAAGAAGTTAGAGGGTGCTGTAGACTGGCTCTTGGCGGACCTTTCCTTGATGGAAGAAGTGAGAGAGAGAACAGAGAGACGCATACTCTCGGTTCGCGGTGAAAATGAGTTGAAGAATCGTTTAACAAACCTGAACCGTGGCAAAAATATTGGATTTTCCGAATATGATAAAATTCAGAAATCTTATTTTTTCAAGAACATGCTCAACGACGAGTTGACCTATTATAGCGGCGGCCGGGGGAGGGGGTCTGAAAACAATTCTCTCATACGACAACAAATCATGAACGTAAATAATTACAAAAAAAATGACGAATGGGACCATGATAAGTTATTACGACGGTTGAAGTTGGAACAGATAAAGGCAGCTAATATAGTGGCCCTTCTGAATACTAACGACACGAGTGAATACAAACAGGACAATTCTGATTTGTGGGATG